ATGTCTAAGAGCATCCTTAAAGTTTTCAAAGTGATCGGGAGAATCCTTAAGTGCTTCAGCTATACGTACAACTTTACTATAAAAATCTTCACCAGTTTGCCTATACTTAATTGCATCTATCTCTTCAGATATAGGTTGAGTCATTCCATAGTGTACTTCATTTTCCATTTACAATATTCCTTTCTTTATTATAATCTAATTCTAAGATTAGTTGTGCATAGTGTATAGCTTTTTCTATATCTTTTCTACCTTGACCTTTGGTTCTATGTCGGGTTATATATTTTACCACATTACCTTCGAAGTAGTCAAGCTTATTCGCATGGATATATTCTACTGGTTGTATACCACAATCTCTGTAGTGGTTACCACCTACCTGTGTAGCTAGAGCTTTAGAGCAAGGCGTGGATTGATCTTCTGACATTGTTTACATCCTCTGAGTTAATTATATTACTAGTAAACTTCCTCACTACGCTGGGTTCTAAACCAGCATAGAAACATATCTCTTCAAAGTCTTGGCAGGTAACGCCAACTTCTTTGAAGAGCCATGAATGGGCTTGATCTCTATGTACTTGAAAGGAACTATCTTCGCTATTACTAGTAGGTTTAGATACATCTAGTATAGCTTGGAGAACCACAGAAATATATAGAGATCTATTGCCATCCTTATCTGTTAGATCATATAAAGAACTTCCTGAAACGTCTGCTGTTAAGTCGTATAGATTATCACTCTGTATCATAATACTCTTCCACGGGTCTATAGAACTTACCTCCTACATAGTTATTATAATATGCAGGAGAATCAGTTCCTTCAAGTGTACTACATAAAACATTGTATTTCATTTGATAGTAACACTCATAGTAACGTAAGCTTCGTTTGTTTTTAAACTCAGCTATGATTACAAACTTGAAGTTTTCCTTACCTAATTTATCAATGTCTTCAAGCAGGTGTTTACTTGACCCCATGTAAGATTTCCAATTAGACTCAGCTTTCTTTTTCCCCTTCTTATAATTAAAGTATTGCTTACAACCTATGTAAGCTTGCTTAGTTTTAATATTGGTAATGCAATAAACAAAACCAAACTTAGTTAGGTTAGGCTTAGTACTATACTCCCAATGCATTACCAGTTCATTACCTCTTCAACTTTAGGTTCTTTAGATACTTGTGCCAAGAAGTTAAGACCTCTTGCATACTTGAAGGCACGTAGTCCTTTGCCTTGATTAGCATCAGACCAACACTCTCGCTTGTGATTACAATAAATACAGCCAATAGCAAGCTTAAGATTACCAGACTCACCATCAGGTACTGGAGCATAGCACCGATCAGGAACACGATCATTGACAACCATTCCCTTAAGATGCTTGACTCTGTTTTTAGCATTGTCCATCTCCATCTGATGTACAGGGGTGAGACATATCTCCCCACTAGATTTATCTATCACTAAGAATGCTGCTTCATTAACACCATTAGCTTGAGCATAAGCAGAGATCTGTCCTATGTAGCCAAAGGGATCATCTTCAAGTAACTTATTATCTTTAAACTTCTTGAAGCTAAAACCTGATGCACTCTTACAATCAACTAAGATATCATCTATCATAGCATCTTGATGTCCTAAGACACCTTCAACACTAACTTCTTTCTGTTGATCAGTGACCTTGTGACCTGCAATAGAGGCACACAGTAGAAGAAGTTCTTCTAAGATGTACCCATATAGAAACTTAATTCGTGTACTAGGTGCTAGGTCTTCAATCTCTTTCTTACTATTGACATCATACCATAGCTGTCGATCAGGCTTACCTATCGCAGATAATCTTAGGTTCCCTCTAGTACGAGGCTCTTCATACATGAATGCTTTGATGTGTACTTTAAGCATCTCACCAAAGGTATCAATATGTTTATCTACTTCTTTCTCATCCATCTTAATAGGATCAAGAGAGAACAGATCGTATATATCTTTTACTAATGTATCAACTGTTTTCATGGTATAAAAAATAGGGGTAGAAACCAAACCAATAATCTCTACCCCCAAGTCTCCCTTAGTTTATATTAAGAGGCGAAAGGAATATCTTCTTCAACTGTATCAGTAACATAACCACCGGGAACAACATCAAAGTCATCACCTGAACCACCACTGTACTCAATAAAGTCTACTACTTGTACAGCAGCTAGGTCAGCAGATATACCTGACTTCCCAGCATAGCTCCACTCAAATGGTATAGCCTTAACATTAACAGTACTACCATTAGCAATCAACTTACCGTCCCAGTTATTATTCTGAGAGTCTTTTACTATTGGGCCTTGTTTCTTAGTACCGTCTGCTCTAGCTACCTTACGTTTAATAGTAACAAACTCTCCACGATCGTCACCTTTGTTAGAGATTGTAAGCCCAGCACCTTCAATCACTGGACGGTTGGTATCATCTACTTCGATTTGAATTGACCACACTGGCTCAAACTTAGTGTTCGGCTCTACTAGAGAAGCGTAATGGCATTTACCTGTAATATATACTGGATCATTCATTTTTATTTCCTTTTTCTATCGTCACTCTATTGTGACATGAGTTTAAATTAATCGTAACGTAATTATACCACACATATTTATGTAGGTCAATAGCTAATTGATATTTATTTAATGTGTCTCCTTCCATGTTGTACCTATTTTAAAATCACAATCAAGAGGACACTTAACCTTTAATGTCTTCTCAGTATCCTTCATTGCATCTTTAGTAATCTGTCCAAACTTAGTAGCATCTTTCTTTGCTACCTCGAATTGGTATTCATCATGTATAGATGCAACTAACTTAGCATCAACACCTGACTTACTTATACGTTCAGTAATATGTACAAGCCATTGTTTACATATGATAGCACCTGCACCTTGCAGTAGTGTATTAACCGCCGCATGTTCTGATCTAATATGTAGTAGCCTACCATCAAGAGCAGGTATAGTACCATCCTTAGACCACTTAGCAACATCATCTCTTAGCTTCTTAAGCTTCGGCATGTTAGATAAGAACGTAGCTATTAACTGTTGTCCTCTCTTAGCATTACCACCAACTACCTTACCTATCTTAGCAGGGCCAGCACCGTATAAGAATGCATAGATAAAAGTCTTAGCTTGATCACGATCAGTAAGACCAGCAGCTTTCATGTTAGCTGTGTGAACATCACCATTAAGAACTTCATTAGTAAATACAGGGTCATCCATGTAGTGAGCAAGACACCGTAGCTCTAACCCAGATGCATCAGTACCAATCAAGGTATGTGTATCTAGATTAGAGACAGTCCACAATGACCTGCACTCCTTACCGTAAGGTGAGTAAGATGCTGGTACTTGAGCCATGTTGGGAGAGTTGTGAGCCATCCTGCCTGTCACGGTACGAAGGGTCATTACTCTACCTCTAACTCTATCATCGTCTTCACATGCTTTAATCCAAGCCTTGAGTAAGCCAGTACGTTTCTGTAATAAAAAGTATCGACTAAACATCTCAGCTTCTGGCATATTAATCTTAGATAATATCTCCTCACTAACTATTACATTACCTTTATCTGTATGGTGAGTAGGTTTCCACCCACGTTTCATTAGTCTCTCAGCTATCTGCTTACGAGAACCAATGTTGAATGGTATGTACTTAGTCTTAGTCACTAACTTAACTTCAGTAGGCTTAAAGATTTCTTGAGCCTTATCTTCTAGGATATGTAACTCATCTTCAAGTCCAGCAAGAAAAGGTATAGCTTCATGTAAGTTAAAACAGAAACCATTCTTCTCTTGCTGATCTACTATAGCTCTTACTTTTCTTTCCAAGACATAAGACTTAGAAGAAAACTTCTTAGCCTCTATCTCTAATGCTTGTGCCACCTTCCTAGTAACACGTACATCTTGCTTACAATACTCTAACATCTGAGGAGAGTAGTACTCAAACTCAGTATGATCTCCTTTGGGAAAGCCTAGTCTCTCACCCCATGATGCTAGTGAGTGTCCTTTATCTCTAATAGGATTGTAAAGTTGAGACTCTATCAGAGTGTCCCTTACTTGAGATAGTTTTATATCTGATCCTACTAGGCGATTAAGAACTGGTGCATCAAAGCTTACACCATTATGCATTATGAATGTGTCAATCTTCTTAGACCATGATGCAAACTCTTTACACTCATCTTGTATCCATACTTTTTCTTTACCAGTAGTATAGTCACAAGCTACGATACAGTGTATAAGAGTAGCATCAAGGCTATCAGTTTCGATATCAACTATTGCTGTTGTCATTTGTCATGTCCACTACATAAGCTTGATCAATCGGTATATGAAAGAATAGCTCACCCTTCCTGACATACCTATTAGATGCTTCCTTAACTTCACTCTCTGCTACTGTATTAGCATCCACATGCCATGCTTTAGTACAATCTTTATTAAAGACTACAAAGGTAAGCAACGAATCTGGATGCTCTTTCTTCCACTTATCTAACAACCTTTGCTTTCTGTGTGGAATACGTAACTCATCCCAATCATCAGGCCACTCAGCTTTCCAACCATACTTAACTTCTACCTCATAGAAGAAAGGTAATCCACCATCATCAGGAGTAACAGAGATATCAAAGAAATAATTCTCATCTGAATCAACAGAGCAGTTAGGATGGTTCTCTTCAATCCAACTAATCATTTGTTTCTTAGCTGAGTTGTCGGCTAGATCGTACATGTTTCTACTAAAAGGTTTCTTAGTCATCGCCATTCTCCTCAAAAGGGTTATTGATTTCTGTCATTCTACCAGTTTCTTTATCGTAATGCAAGTGACAACATGGCCCAGTGTCACCAGTGTATCTATTCTTTAAGATACGTAGTACTGTAGTGTTAGCTTCAGTCTCATCCTCTGCTTGTTGGTTACGTTCCAATGCTATCACGCTATCAGATAGGTGAGCAATAGATGCTGACCCTCTAAGGTGGGATAGGGACACCTCTCGTCCATCCTCATGACCTCTATCGCCTGATGGCCTACGTAGGTGGCTGACAAGTAATAAGCCTATGCCTGTAGCCTCTACAAGAGAGCGTAGCTTGGTCATTAGAATATCAATTGACTTGCGTTCATCGCCGTTATCTTCCTGACCTGATACTAAGATAGATAGGTGATCAAGTATGATCCACTTACATCCTAATCCACTAGCCATGAACCTAACTCTTCCTAGTATCTCATCGTTGGAGATAGATCCGAAGTGATCGAAGGCAAAGAACCTGCCCGTACCTACGGTAGCATCTTGCCATGTAGTAAGTTGCTCACGGGTAAACTTATCTCTAATCTCCTTGATGTATAATCTTTGGTTAGCTTCTACACTCATCAGATTGAATGCAGTATTCCTAATGCTTTCTTCCATTGCAAGCACACCGATGTTATCCTTGCTTGCTTTCATGATGTGATGCATCAGTTCACGTATGATACTAGACTTACCCATACCAGCACCACTAGTAAAGGTTACTAGCTCACCAGTACGCATACCATATGTCTTATCATTAAGACCTTCCCAAGGATACGGTACTGTCTCACAATACTTCTCATCGTATAAGGTATCACCTAACTCTGATAGGTTTACAATACCTGCTGGTGTAAACTCTTTAGCATTCCACCAATCATCGTAGAACTTCTTACCTTGATTAGTCTTAAGGTATTCATTAGCATCCTTAAGATCAAGTGTAACTATCTTAGCTTTGTTAGGATCAAACAACTCAGCCACCTTGACAGCGGCTTCTTGTCCCGGCTTATCATTATCAAAACAAATCACTACATGCTCAAACTTATTAAGATACTCAAAAGACCTACGACAATTCTCTAGTGCAGATGCCGCACCATTCTTGATGGATACAACAGCCCACTTAGAACCAAGCATCTCATAGGCAGACATAGCATCTATCTCACCTTCACATATAGTAACGTACTTACCTTTAGCTGCAAAGATATTCTCTCCAAATAATCCAGAGCTTGCAAGGTTACCTTCAGACCAAAACTTTTTACCTTGTACCTCACGTACCTTGTTAGCTATGTGCTTGCCTTCTCTATCAAAGTACTGATAGATGTGATGCGTAGTTGTATTACCAGACCTTATGATCTGTGTGTTATACTTCTTACAGGTATCCTTCTTAATCTTACGTTCAGGTATGTCGGCTACCTGCCCTACAGTTTTCAGTGCAGATGTGGCAGGATTATTTATTGGTACTACTTTAGATTGTTGCTCCATTCCTTCATCTCCTTTAGAGTAAACATGACAACTATAACAATACGAGTGACCATCATCAGGATACGTAGCATTAGCATCGCTAGACCCACACTTAGGACACTCACCCATCTTAGCATTAGACATGGCTATACCTTTCTTATGATATACTTTACATCAGGAGAACAACACATAGCAATACATAATCTATTCCTACTGTCTCGTTCTTCTTCTGCCTTTTCTTTAGTAGGAAAAGTTGCAACACCAACACTTCCTATTTCTTTTTCAAGGACTAACTCCCATTTAATTTTCTTCATAAGAGCTATCCCATAGTTCAGCTACAAAATCTTCCTTATCTATCATGGCTTCGTCTACTTCTTTCTTAGCTAGAGACTTAGCCTCATGATTATCATAGCCTTCTTCTTCATACTCTTTAATCTTAGAGTAGTAAAGATACTTTCTTTCTTCTTCCCATAAATTTTTAGTCATGTCCCTCTACCCATTTAGTTATTCCAGATCTACCTAACTCTTCTCTTAGTTTA